ATCTCGTTCTGCGTCGTTGCTTGCACCAGTCCAGACACCGGAGGTCACCGCTTGGGTTTGACCTGCGCCGCCGTGGAGCTTGGTGAGAATGTGGTTGTCAATCGTTGAAGCACGTGCGGTCACGATTGCGAGTTGCTGTCGGTCGAGAGTCTCAAATCGCTCACCTCGAAGGCGAACCGAATCGAGGAACACGGTTCGACCCTGACCCTTCTCAAGAACGACCGTGTAGTTGGAGGTTCCAATCTTGGTGGGATCGACGACTGCGTTATCATCGAGAGGGAAGGTGAAGCTTCCCTGTGCGCCGGTGTACCACTTGTAGGTCATCCAAGGAACGGTGCGAAGGCCAACGACCTTTGTACCGACTGCAATCGTTGTGGATTGCAGCTGAATGAAATCACGCAGGGTTTGTTGGAGAACAGCGTCTTGCTTGACGAATGGGCCGTCTGCTGGCGACACCAAAGCGTCTGCCTTTACGTTCTGTCCGAGGATTTGTCCGAGGTTCATTGTAGCCATATTTTTCATCTCCTAATCAGTTGGTTTGTTTGGTGTTCACAGGGTAGAGAGTTGCTGCAACCGTGGTCGTCTGCACTCCCATGTAGTGTCCGAGGACTTTGTTCGAGCCAGCCGTTTTGGTGGCTTCTCCGTTTGCTGCGACATAGAGAAGTTGCCCGCATTGAATCGCTTCACCAGCGTTGATGCGAACAAACATTGGGCCACCGACAGGGGCAGCGGTGATGGTTGCACCGGCGGTGACCAGAGCTTGGTCTGCATCTCGACTTGACTCGTCGAGAGCGACAAAGAAACAAGTGTCAGTAGCGGCGGTCAAATCCACCGTTCCTGATCCTGTGGTTGCGTCGTAGTTGAGTAGGTGTCCGACTTTTGGAAGAACGCCGTCTTTCACAGTCAGGGTGCGAACGTTGCTGGGGTAGGTTGCCATTTCAAATCATCTCCTTTGCTTCTTTGTAGGTTGGTGCTTTCAAATCCTTGTCAATCGAAGAAAGGTTGCCGTTCCAAGCAGATGCCCAGGCGTTCCATGCCTTCTCATAGACAGATTCGGAAGATTCGACCATTTCGCCGTTCAAGTAATTGGCGACGATGGACTCTTGGGGTGCTTCGCTGGCCTCGACGACAGCTTCTTGAGCTGCTGGGGTGGCTGGAGAAAGCTCCTTTGGTGCAGGTCGGGATGCTTCCCAGCTTGCGATAACACGCTCAAGCATTTCACTTGAGAACTCATCAACACCGGCAAGTCCCATCTCACTTGCCTTGGTGACAAGCTCAAGTCGAGAAGTCTCAGCAGCTTCGGCTTCGGCTTTCTCAAATGCGGCAATCTTGGCTTCGGCCAAGACAAGGGCTTCTTTCAGGGCCAACGACTCATCTTCGCTGGCGGAGATTGTGATTTCTTCTTCGGACATTTGTTGTGCCTCCATTGTTGGTTGAATTGTGCTATCCCCGTTCCGATATATCAATGGTGAGGTTTCTGCCGATGCCTCGATTTCCTTTGTGATCCTTTCAGCAGATTCGATTTTAGCGTCTGCGTACGCGGGTTTGTGGACAATAGCGAGATGGTCAAAGTCAAAGTCGGATTCAAACGTCATTTTCATGCGACCCTTCTCATCCTCTTCAGTTGCGATAGGAACACCTGTGCCTCCGATTGAAACACCGTAGCCAGCTCGAAGCCATAGTCCAGACTCAAGGGCAGCAAACAATTCTTCTCGATAAACCTCACCGGTGAATCGAACCTTGTAGCCTTCTTCCTCTTCTTCGTATTTTGCTTCCGTAACGATTCCGACTACGGCTTCATCAATACCGCCTGTCATGTTACGGGTAAAACGACCACCCTTAGTGTGTGGGTGGTTGAGAGTAATGTCAGCTCCAATCATCTTATCCTTAAGCTCTTTTGCCCCTGCTTCTGTGATCTGCCAATTGTTTTTGTTGTAGCCGGAGGTAAAAGCCACACCGGACATACGGACAACAGACATACCAGAAGATGCCTCGACAATAACGCTCACATCGTCCAGCGCAAGTTCACAGGTGACAGCAACTCGAACACATTTGCCGTCTTTCATTTCTTCACCAGAAGGGCAAGAGTCATCGTAAGCAGCGGTTTTTTCGTCATCTTCTTCATCGTAGGACATTCCTTCAATGTCTTCTTCTTTGATGTAAGCTTCTTTTTCTTGAGTCTTATCTTCGTATTCTTTCATGCTCGAACAAGGCATGAACAGGGTTTCGCCATCGTGTCGGTGAGTATGAACTGTGTCGCAACCAAGCTCCTTTGCTCGCTTCATAGCTTCGCCTGGGTTGTCATAAACGTCTTTTGTTGCAGCTTCAACGGTTCCGCCACATTTGCCGCCACATCCACAATCAGTCATAGTAAATCCACCCCTCCCACGATTCTTCAATGTTTTCGCTTTCGCTTCCTTGAACTCTTGAGCCGCCACGCCATTGATAGCAAGACCAATATCGAGCCTTCCATTTAGGGCCAGGTGATGCACAGTTATGGCGTGAACGGAAGTTCTTGCGAGCCTGTGGGTCATCACGACGAATCTCCATGTTAGGATCGCCAAAGCGCACGATAACTACGTTGCCTTTCTCATTCTTGGTATAGACACCGAACTTCTTTGAGTTCCCTTTAGGCATACGGAACGGCTTGTTGAGCGTGACCTTTCGACCCTGATATTCAGCCGCCTCGAATGCAAACTCAAACTCGAATGGTTCGTTCTCGGATGCCTTCTTTGCTCTTGGGTGTCCTCTGGGGAGTAGGTCATTGTCTTGCTTGTAGTTGGGGTTAGAGGGTCTTCCGTTGCGAAGGAGGTAAAGGAATGCTTTGACACGTGCAATGCCCCACCCACTACGGCTCATGTTGGGTGCGTGAGAGCGTGAGAACGCACCAGTTCCTCGACGGAACACGGACATAAGGCGACCCATTGTTGCTTTGCTACCTTTTCCTTTGGCGTTGTGCTTTCGCATAAGTTCGCTGATTCTTGCCCTTGTTCCTTTGCTTGTTTTGATGTTCTTATTGGGTTTCTTGGCTGACCCTGGCTTGTTTTTCTTAGAACCTTTTCGACGCTCGCTTGGTTTAGCGGGAGTCTTTCGTGGGTCATTCTTGCCTGGTCGCCCGTATTGCAGAGCTTCAACAGTTTCAAAATCAAGAACCAATGTTCCGTACTCTGCAGCTTCGAGAATTGCGTCGAGCCTGGCGGTCGTTTCAACGGATTCATCAGCCCTTCCAGAATAGCCATCGTCCGTTGCGATCATACCCGACACTCCATCTCCAACCTCGGTGGGTCTATCACCTTTTGCTGGGTCGAGAGCGTATTGAGCTGATTTGTCAGCATAGGAGTTGCACACGGCATAGCGTTGGTCTGTCTTGGGGAATTGTGTTTTCATCTTGTCATCGTCCATACAGCGAACCATGAACGACTTGCGACTTTCGTTGGGTGTAGGTTCAGGCATGGTATCATCTCATGAAATAGAAACAGTCATTGTGGTGCTGTCGTCTTGCCCCCAACCATCACGGTCAACCCAGATAACGAGGAACACTTCGTATTCTCTTGCTACTTCGAGGTCAGCAAATGTGTGATTAGCGATAGCTGGTGATTGTCCGTTAAGGTTGAACGCTCTTGTGTCGTATGCAATAGTGGTGTTGTTGAATACAATGTAAATGTCAATCTCGACATAGCGTATTTCTTCGCAAGACCAATCGGCATCCCAGAATACGGTGATGTTTGCTAAAGATGAGTTGTTGGTGTTGTTGTAGTCTATGGAGTATGAGCTGTTGTAGAACGAAGCTGCACCTTCGCATGGTGGCTCTTGGTCTTCAATATCTAAAGCCCAAAAGTTCACATCTGCTTTCTGCACACCATCAAGACCTGCTCGAATCTTTGGAGTCCACGTGCCTGAAGGCATATCGTCAAAAGTGTGGCTTATGTCATGCTCACTATCACCAGCAAGTGAATAGTGTTCAACGTAGGCTGGTGGTTCACCTTGTTGAAACAGTTCGATTGATACGTCAATGTCGAAGTCGTCGCAGTCAATAGGTACGACCTTAAATCCAACAATCATGGTGTCGGAGCTTGCATCGTTGTTGAGATGTCCCCTGTAATGGTTATGGATTTCAACGGCGCAGTCATCTGGACTTGGTTCGGGCGGATATTCGCATGATCCATCGTCTTCCTCTGCCTCATCATCATAATTGTCTGCTTCGGGGTCAGTACATCCCTCGACTGGCTCTGGTGGATAGTAGCACGACCCATCATCCTCTTCGGCTTCGGGGTCGTAGTTCTCTGCCTCGCTGTCCATGCAACCATAGACGGGCTGAGGTTCTGGTTCGCATGAACCATCATCCATTGTAGCATACTCATCATAATTGGGTGCGGCATCGTTGGTGCATCCATAAACATGATACTCGCATGAACCGTCGTCCATGTTGGCGTATTCGTCGTAGTTCATGGCATCCCAATCAGTACAACCCCAATACTCGACATACGGTTCTTCCCATTCTTCGTATTCTTCACCGTCGAACACGTTGATAATGCCCAGGGCTTCAAGTGAGCCACCGCTCACAAGAAGGAACACAGGTGCAATAATCAAAGCTATTTTCTTCAGCTCCACGACTTTACGATTGACGCTGGCTATCGCTCTGTCCACGATGTCTCCTTCGAGCGTCGTATCAACACTCACTTCGGTTTTGTTGTCTCCACCGTTAAGAACCGAGTTCTCGGCCACTTCCTTGTTAATGTCTTGAACCGCACTCATCAGTTCTGCCGCTTCTTTAAGCTGCGTGATAAGGTCTGCATCACTCGATTTGTTCGATTCGTTAAGGAGGCCATCATCAGCCAGATCAGCGATAACATCTTCAAAGTCCCTACCTGTTGCTTCTGCTAACACTTTTGCTCTTGCTACGAGTTCATCTTCTGCGTCAGCCATTGTAATCACTCTTCACCCATCTTGTGTATAGGGGTCAGTTTTGAAACCGACTCTTTGTGCTTCTCGACGATTTGAGTATGTTCTTGTGCAGATTTGCTCATTTCATGGGCGTGAGTAAGTTGTTGCTTTTCCATTTCAATGACGTGATCTTTGCGAATCTTGTCAAGTGTGCGCTCATTCTCAAGACCGACACCTATGTTGTCAATCTCAATCTGTTGCTCCGACTCCCACATACGAAGGATAGTGGCTAATGCTGGTGCAGCTACACCGCTGATGATGGCGATAAGTGCGATAAAGCCGTCAAGGTTGGTGAGAACTACATCTGGCTTCCATATACCCATAGCCACTACCGCACCAGAAGCAAGTAGCCACAGGTAAATTGTAGGTAGGACAGTTTTCGACACCATGCGGTCATTGAAGGAGTTCTCTTTCTTTTTCATCGTTCCACCTCAATACGGTTTTTTCCATTGTTTTGCTTCTTCGAGTTTGCATTTGAAACACATTTTGATTATTGACGTATGAAGCATCATGCACGTTTTCGGAGCGTTAGGGCAAGTGAAAGGATTGTCTCTTTCATCCTGTTCCATGCTCGTTTCAACCTCGCTATCATGGCTTCACGTCTTGGGTCACCTCGCCAGGCCGAGGCATCTCTGGGTTTGCACCGCCTTTCTTTGGTGGTTGCAGTTCATTTCCTTCGGCGAGAGGCTGTAAGTCGTTAAGCTCCCTTGCCTCATTGACGGTGATAACACCGGATTCAACACCGAGCTTGGCTCGTTGCATTTTGTGAAGTGGCGACTCCTGATCCACAGGCTCAAAGACGAGGGGCGGAAGGTCGCCCATTTTGTGAGGAATACCCATCAGTTCGAGGTGGTCGGAGAACAGGTGTTGGATTTTCTCGGCCACGATGGTTTGCAGACGCTCGATGGACATAACCGACCATAGGTTAGCATTGTAGGTGGCGGCAAAGGTTGAGCCTCGCTCTTGACCTGCTGCGACACGGGGAACGTTGAGAACGGCTGATATGTCAGCGTTGATGGAATCAAGGAAGTTTGTGTCGTCAGGGATGCTGTTCGACAGATCGACATGGTGCATCTCGACATAGTGAGGGAGAATCGGGATTTGGTCGGCACGAAGGTTCTCCATCAGCGAACCTACTTGCTGCATAATGTGCGTGAGTCTGTCCTTGGCTTCTTCGGGGTCTGGGATGCCCTCGATAGCCTCTTTGCCGATTTTGATGTATTGGCGGGTGAGAGCGTCTTGAAGGGCCAGGCGGTTGTTTATTGTGTTGTACTTGGCTCGGATGGCTTGCTTGAGCGAAGTAAAGCGGGATGCGCCCCATACGCCGTAGGTGTAGCGGCCCAGGTAGTCTTGATACCAGTTCGAGCGAGCATCGAGCTTGAAGTGAAGGATTTCGTCAGCAGGGAAGGTCTGCATGTCCACCATTTGCTCACGGAAGCGATAGAACTTGGCTTCCATAATCGGGTTGTCCTTGGTGGCGTAAATGCCCGAATAGCCGACTTCGAGAGGTTCTCTGTCGTCGGTGATGGTGATCTGCTTGATGGGGAGGGACTGAACCTTTGTGATACCGTCGCCAGCACGACCCACCAGCTTGTTGATGCTGTTTCCATAGACCATGAGGTCACGCATGGTTGCGATAAGTAGGTCGTCAAAGTCAAGACGTTCTTCTGTCAGCTCCTTGATGGCGTTTCGGATTTGATTATTCTTGGCTTTTCGGTAGTCAACAAAATAGTGGTTAGCGGTAAGGGACACGCTGCGAACAGCTCCGTTAAGTTCAGGGTCAAGCTCAACCATAGCATCGAAAATATCGAACTCATTATCGTAGTTCGAGTCGAGACGCAGCTTGTTGGTGTCTTCTATGATATTTGACAAACCAGCTATGGCAGCAAAGGAAGGGGGAGGGGAAACGGCAACATTTGGAGCTGAAGGTGGTAGGTGAGAACCTTTGTCCAGACGGGAGCCGAACACCGCTTGAACGATACGTCGCCGAATCCCCATGTTTGGTTTGATGCGGTGTCCGATTCTTCAAGGTGTCTATTGCATCAAGGCCATAAGACAGATGAGAACGACTCCGATAACGCCACCAGTCTGTGCGACTTTTCGCTTGACATAGCGTTCAATGGTGAAAATTGGGCTATCCTTTATGTCCTCAATCCCTCTGCGTATGTCATGCACGTCCGACTCGATGCTGGTCAGCCGTTCACCGTGGTTCTGGAGGATCAGGAGAACGGCATCATCGGCCATGTTGTGAGTTAGGGGCTGGCGATATTTCAAGGTGAAAGGTATGAGCGAGAATACGACAGGAACAATAGAGACTGAAAAAGAAGCGAGGAACCCCTGCTGGTGGTGCAGAAGCGAATTGATTTGGCAGAGCGACTTCACAAAAGAAGAATGGTGCATAGAAGGCGAAGGTATTGTTTCGATCCTCGTTTGTTCAGGGTGTGACGCAGAAGTGCGCTACATTGAACGGGAAGAAGAGGCCGAGCCTTGATAAATCGAATTAAGCGTAGTCCGACTATGAATTGCGAAGGCGGCTGGGAAAGCCACCGATGGGAAGTAGGTCGTCAAGATCGAAAGGTCGGAGACTTGATTTTGTTCTGCAACAAGTGTGGATGCGAACTTAAGGTAGCTGTTCCGGTCAAAGGCTTCCTGTGGGAAGTCGGAGAGGTCAATGAAACGGAGAATACGGTGTATCTGTATGACCGTGAGAACCTTGAACAAGAGCTGACGCTCGAAGTGTTGGAGGCTACGGCATGAGAGGCTTCGCTCTTGAGCGTTCCAGAGGTGATGTAGGCTACTTCTACGAATGGTTAGGTTATTCGAGGGGCGCACACATTGATGAATGGCTTGAGTTGTATGGCGACAGGAAGGGCGCACAGGTTCACAGGGTTTGCATTATCGCCCCACGGGATCACAGCAAGTCCACGACGCTACGTGTGAAGCTGCTTCATCATCTGCTGTTCGACAAGTGGCGTGATAAACCGTTCACCTGTTGGCTTTTTTCTGCCTCGAAAGACACAGCCAGCAACCGATTGAATGAAATTAGAGAGGATTTGACTCGACACCCCGAATTACGGCAATTCATTGACGATAAACGGGGAGGCAAGTTTGAATTGAGAATGACAAATGGCTCATGGATTAAGGCTACGGGCATGGGTGCAGCTATGCGTGGTGAGCATCCAGCTTGTATTGCTCTCGACGACGTGCTTACGGACATGGGCGACACACCGATGGACTCCGTGAGGGACTGGCTGAAGAAGGTGGTCACACCGATGCTAAGTCCAGGGACGAATCTCTATTGCGTCGGTACGCCGATGTCAGCGGTTGATCTGTATCATACAGAGATGCTATCGAATGAAGCCTGGAAAAGTGGCACATGGTCAGCGATTCCGAATTGGGATGAATGGCGTTCGAGCGCAGGGGCGAT